ACCTGCCCTTTAGTTCAGCAAAAGAAGCAAAACAAGCTGTAAGAGCTGCTTATTTAAAGAACTTGTTTCCCAACTTAGGTGATGAGTTTGCTATTGATAAGTATAGAAACTTAGCTGAGCAGTATTCTAAACCTGCTTTTGAAAGAAAGTTAAAGACTGTTTTGGGTGAGGACTTTGTACCTGTTAAACAGTTAATGAACTTGATGAAGGAAGCGTCTGACAAACCCTCTAGCAACATTGGAGAGCTTGTACTAAGAAACAAAGAATATACGGCTTTGTTTAGTGCGGGAAGTTTACTTGTTGCTACTGCAGGAGGTGTTGCAGGAGGTGTTGCAGGAGGTGGATTAGCGGCAGGGGCTGTTTTATTAACGCCTGTGTTACTGGCTAAACTAGCAACTAATCCTAAAGCGGTTAACAAGCTACTAGCGTTTAATAAGAGAAAGTTTAAGTCTTCTGAGGCTACTGTGTTAGCAGGAACAAACTTGATAGGGGACTTAATAGTAGACCTTTCTGAAGAAGACAGAGCAGAGATAAAAGAAGCATCAAGACTTTAAACTAAGTTGCCCCTCCGAAGAGGGGCTTTTTAGTCCTACACTATCTCACAAGCTCCACCAACACACGCTAGCTCCTGAGACCCTTCAGTAACATCAGTAGCTTCATTGATGTTCCAGTCCACAGCTTCAGGCATTGCCTTGACTAGCTCGTTGTATTGCTCTTCCGTAATTGCTTCATAAGGCGCTTGTTCATAAGTATGATCGGAATATGGCAGAAAGCTAACGCCACTGACATCATCAAAGTTATTGTAAAGCCAATTACCAATAGCAAGGTATTCGCTGTCTCTATAATAAACTGTAATGCTCGGCTTATGCTCACACCAATGCTCCTGATACATAGTCCACAACTCAAGCTGCTCTAATCCTGTCTGCTCTGAAGCCATCACAGCGCCTTCAGGGGCTTTCTTAACGAAGGAGAATATCTTAGTAGTAGCTGAAGTTATATCTGTCTCTACAGGCACTCCTGCGGCTTCTAAGACACCACAAAGTGGATCACGACTATCAGCCCTAACACGCCTAATGTAGTAATCAGCGAAGCGTCCGTGTATACCACTAGCTGAGTCCACCAACTGTGAAACTGTGCCAGAGGGTTTAACACAGGTGATTGCTGCCGACTGTTTGATGCCGAGCTTCTTCGCCCACGCCTTATTCGTTGCGACCGCTTCATTCTTTAGCTCCTCTAGTATCTCTGACAGTGGAACACGAGCGCCATTGTTAAACCACAGGTCACCATCACTCTTCATAGCCAAGACAGGGTGGTCAAGAATACCTGTCATGCTCACTCCCAAAAGAGCTTCCTCTTCTGTGTTTTCCTTCCACTTCTTTCGCAGGTATCGGAAGTCTGTCAAGGTAGCTTGGAGAGTTCCAAGGATACTTGCAATTCGTACCTTCCTTCGCAGAGTGTCGTATGTGTCGTCAGACCTGACAACAACTTCTGACAGGTTACAAAATTGGTTGGGTCTGAGGATAATTTCCGAGCAAGGATTTGTGCCAAAGTCCCAGTCGCTATCTCGTCTACCGTTTTTCGCAGCCTGTTTCTGACTTGCCACTCTACTAAAGATACCTCGCTCACCACTTCTTGACTCATATAAACTTACCCACTCATTAAGGAATGCCTCAAAGTCAGGCTTCTCTGTGTAACACGCGCTGTTGTTTGCTAAGCCGCGTTGTGGTTCATCTGTCCACCACTGTCCATGCTTTGCTCTTCGGAGTCTGTCGTCCGTGAGGTTGCTGAGGCTGATGAGGGCTGAGCGTCTGACTCCTCCGACAACCACAATCTGAGCGATTTTGCAGCAGAGATCATGGCATTCAATACTACTAAGTTTGCGTCCTGCAGCTTTTTTGAACACTTCGACTGTAAATTTGAAGAGGTCAACGAGAGGTTCAGGGCCGCTAGCTCTTCCTCCAAACGTCTTAAGAGTTGCTCCTGCTGGTCTGACCTTTGAAACATCCCAAGATGGGAGCTGACCGCTGTAAAGTAAGCTGACAAGTTCTCTATAAGCCTTTGCCCATCCGATTTTACTGTCGATGACTGTGATCGTTGTTTCTGTTGCATGGAAATCCTCCGCCACTTCAGGTAGTTTAGACACGTACTGACGCTCTACAGAAAAACCAACGCCTGTACCACACATAAGTATATACATCATCTCATCAAAGGCACGAGGGTGATCTATAGGTAAGTAGCTACAGTTAAACCCTGCTACGTTGTCACGGTCTAGTGCTTTACCTGCTGTCATCAACGCTCTCATGCTAGGCATAACTTCAAGGTTTAGAATAGCGTTGTATACGTCATCGTAGTCCTGTCCCTTGAGCTGTCCACGCTCTTTGAAGTAGTCGCAGTAACGTGCTACAGTCTCAGGCCAGTTCTCTCGTCTCTGTTCTTCTGGGATGTAACGTGCGTAGCGTGACTTGTGAATGTACTGTTGATAACTATCCATTATGTTTCCTTAGTGTATTGTTGTTTCTTCTGGGTTTGCTAGCAGTGAATACTTGATTACGTCAAGGATTAGAAACACCTCAGCAAGTGACATATCAGTAGCTATCTGTGCTGTTCCTTCTTCATCCTCTGTGATTAAAACAAACCTACCTTTCTTTTCATGAGACTCTACCATCTCTCCAGTAGCGTAGGCTAGTTTGTCTACTAGGGAACGCTCCTTTTCCTCTTTCTTTCCAAACTTTCCGTCTACTACTTTCATATCCACACTCCGTTAGTTACTCCGTAATACACCATTATACTACAGAGTACAGTGACTGTCAAGTACCAGAGTACCTCACGCTTTTTCATCACTCACCCTTTCCAGTGCATTAGCACAGTTAACAGATCAAACTCACCAAATGTCAGACTAAACTTATCTGTACCAGTCTTGCGATTAATGGAGATATCATAGCCCTCGCCATTGCTCCACTGTGTGACTTCCATAAAATCATTGTCACCTGCATGAATGCAGTAATCCTTCATCTCTGAGAATACTGCTTTGCGCTTGTTTACTTCAATCATCACTCACCCTCAATTAGTTTATCCTGCTGTGCCAGCATTCTTTTATCGTGTTGACTTATGTCCAAAAACAGGGACTTTATGGACATATAGACATTCTAATGTCCAAAACTGGGACTTTATGGACACTTTTATGCGCCTTTTCAGGATAGTTATCCCACTTTCCTGCATCATATACGTTGCCTCAGCAACTCATGCGTTGCGCTTAACGATCTCCACCACTCCCTTGTATGACACCACGCGCCATACGAGACTTCAGCTTCTCAATGTTAAAGACTGCTACGTCCTCTAGCTTAATGTTGTTTCTCTTCAGCAACACTGCCAGATTCCATAGCACATCACCAGCCTCACTGATTAGCTTGGTGCGATCAACCTCAACAGCGTCACCGCGTAGCACAGGCTTGACAAACAGATCAGCTAACTCTGCAGCCTCTACCATTAGAGAGGCTACAGGATAGAACTCGTTGTCGTAGATGGCTGTCTGTTCAGCTAGTACTTGATACTCATTAAACTCCATCACATCACCTCGTCTACTGATTCAATCATCTTGTCAAGATACCAGCGAGCTTTACGTAAGTCCTGCACTGGGTGTTCCTTGTAGCGCCAACGGTGAAGATACTTCAGCGCATTGCCCTCACAGTACTCAATGAAGCCATCACCGAGTTGCTGTTTGATGTAGTCAATAGCTTCAATACCACCTGTGTTGTAGTGCTTAGGTTTAGTTACTGCATCCCACTGCTGTGGTGTTGCGTCATTCAGTTTCATCGTCATTATATATATCCTCTACTTCTAAGTCATCTTCAAGGTAGTCACGTTTAGATTCAATAAAGTCTTCAAAGCGATGAACTAAATCCTCAGAACTAATCTCCAGTACCTCTAGCAAATCAATCTCAGGCAACTGCTTCAGCTTATCACACAGGTCTTTGAATGTCATGACATATCCTTACCATACCGATTACGCAGATAGTTTATTGATACAGGTAACTCATCAAAACTACCATCGTCTACCTCGTTCAGCATCCAAATGCCAGACCAACTGCCATTGGTTTGTGGGTTCAGATACTCCTCATCGTGTTGGTAATAAATACCAGCAAACAATCCAGTGATGTTCTTACCGTCTGCACGTCTAGCATAGGCTATGTCACGGTCTTGTACATGACCTTGCACACACGACATCATCTTCTTCTGTAGCAACAGCTTTGCATTAGTGACAGGTCTGCCCATAACGCCTGAACAGAAGTAGTGACAGTACACAACACCGTCAATCACCTTAGGCTCTAGGAATGGTACAACTTCCCAGCCCATCTCAGGCAACATCAAGTCCTTGTAGCTCATCAGTCCTTCTAACTTTGCATCAGACTCTATAGCTCTCTCAATACGATACTCGTGGTTGCCAAGCAGGAACACCATCTTAGGTCGCCAGATCTTCTTCTTGTTGATGCGAAGACGCTCACGCTCTGCTCTGATAGGCTCAAGGAATGCAAGCATAGCATCTATACCAGCCTCTACATCCTTAGTGTAACGTCTACCCTCAAAGCTCTTCTTGCCTACGTCATAGCTTGACAGGCTTGGCATATCCCAGTGGTCACCTAAGTGTATGATCACGTCTGGCTTCTTGTCTGCAGCGTACTGTCCAGCCCACTTCATGTGAGAGTATGTGCTGTCAGGCTTGACCTGCGTATCAGGTATGATTAGATGCTTAGTCATCTTTTAAATCTCCACTTGTTTGGTAAACTCTGTGGGGTGTAATAAGTGAAACCATTCTTATCTGCCCATTCCGCCATCGTAAACTTAGTGCCGTCTGCTCTCTTTCTAGCAAAAGGCATTGCAGTTTTTGGGTTTTGGAATACAAATACAAGTTCGTAAGCACACTCAAGATCAATATTACGTGTAAGAGAATCTCTAATGTCAACATACTTCTTAGCCTCTGCCCTATCTCTGAACCTTCCCTTCACTTCTATGTACGTGAGTATCTCCTCTTGCTCATCGTAGTAGATAAAGTCAGGCTCATATGTCTTTCGTTGTATATATGGTATCTTCTCTGTGTGAAACTTACATTGTCGTAGCACCTTTGACAGATCATATTCTAACCAGCTGTCAAACCCCTTCGGGATGTTCTTTCTTGTTCTCTTTGTCATTGACCTCTTCCTTGGTTGGTGGTGTCCAGATCTGCCCCTCATACCGCCTGAGCCACAATAAGATACCATTCTCTACAGCTCTCTCTTTACTACCCAGTTTCTCAACACAGATTTCATACATCTCTCGCTCTGTCTTACCTTCCAGTAGCTTCTTGGCTTTAACAGCACCGATTCCCTTGACACCAATGATGTTGTCAATGCGGTCACCAGTAAGAAACTGCATATAAAAGTTGAGATCGCCTTGTGTTTTGCTGATGTAGTACTTCTGCTTCTTGACAAAGTTATAGTGCCACCCCTTTATCTGATCAAAGTCCTTGTCGATACTGACCATGTAGCAATCATCACCTAACTCGGTAGCGCGTATTGCTATGGCATCGTCAGCCTCTTGTTCCTCAACTAGTACAGCACCTATCTCTAGCATATAGTCTCGCAGTGCATCATAGTGGACAGGCTTGTCGCCTTTACGGTTGCCTTTGTAAGGCTCAGTGACTGCGTAGTCGTTTCTAAAGTTAGTCTTACCAGTGATGAACAGCTCAAAGTCTTCGGTCTCTAGTTCCTCACAGATGGTTTGGATTGTCTCGCCAAGCATATGCCTAGCGAGAGCAAACCCCTCATCGTTGTACGCAAATCCTATGCGATACGTGAGGATGTCACCGTCAATCAGAGCGATCACAAAGCTTCCTCTGTCATCTCACCCTGAGGAACGTACTCAATCAAGTCAGTAACTGTCAAGCCACCAATCTTAATCCCAATAGACCAACCAGTACGTTTAGTTGGTGCGTGCATCCACTCAAAAGCTTCT